AACATCCTGATCGTCCAACTTTTGAATCATGTTACGGAAGGCAGTGTCGTTAAAAGCACCAAGGTCAGCCGCACCATCATCATCAAATGCTTCAAGTGCTGAAGTTGATGTGTTAATTTGGAAAGACGCGTTGTGTACCCATGAAGTACCATCACCATTACCAAGCTTCTTACCAAGTGCAAACAAGTCAGTATCTACTTGCTTAGACAAAGCGTAACCTGCATCGTCAGTGTAGAAACGGCGGAGTGAATCCAACGCTTGTACTTCAACAATGTCCTCGATCAAACGAGAATACTCGTAATGCTGATCGATTGTAACAGTTACTTTGTTGTTAGTAGTCTGCTGAATTGTGACAGTATCTGCCGCAGTTTTTTCAGCCGCTGATCCACGATCAGGCTTAGGAATGTTAAGTGTGTCGCCTTTCTTCCCTGTCATTGGCATTTTGTTGACAAGGTTTGCAAGAACTAGGTTCTGCTTGTACGCGGCAATAATTTCATCAGACCAGAGTTCTGGAATAAAAACACCACCGTTGGCGGTATTACCTGCGTTAGCAAGAGTAACTGTATTGTTACCTGCGGGGGTTAAGTTAGCCATTGTAAATATCTCCTATAATAGCTATTTTACTCGACCCTCAGCATATGCTTGCCTAATTTCTGCGGCAAGTTCTTGATATCTGTTAGGGTCTGTTTGCATTAGTTTAATAATATCAGCACGACGATAGACTTTACGACTTGGTTTTTCTGATGACCCTTTAGCATTTCCAGTAGAAGCGGCTTTAAGCTGACGCTTGCGATCTGCTTCTTGTATTTGTGCAGTTTCGTTTACAATGTTTTGACGCTCTTTCCACGATGTGAGAAGTTCATCAGCGGCATCATAATCAAATTGTTGATCTGCACGTTGAAATAATTCTACACGGAATTTAGATTTCATTACCCAGTCTGCAAATCCAGTATCTTGAACTATTGTTGAATAGTCAGGATGATTAGTTTGTAAACGTGATAATGCTTCTTGTTGCCGCATAGATGCTGAAAGTTGTTCGGCTTCCTTAATCTTAGGATGCTTTGCAATTGCTCTTTCAACAGCTTTTTGTGGATCATCAAAGAAGTCAATTTCTTCGTCTTCTTCTTGTGGGCTTTTGGCTTCTTCTAATTTAGTCTTTACGAACTCATCTACAACTTTGCGTAGCTCGCCAACTTCAGAACTTTGCCGACCTAAAAGTTTTTCTGCTTCTTGATGCATCTGCACAATGTCTTGAATAGACTTGTTTTGATACTTCTCAGGTATAACTTCTTCTTCAGCGGCTTCCTGAATTTCTTCAGGCTCTGCAGGTTGCTCCTCTTCAGGAATCTGCTCTTCTTCAATTGGTGAAAACTCTTCGCCTTCTTGTAATTCTTCGGGACTAACTTGAATAAATTGTGCCATATTGTTAAACTCCGTGGCAAATAGCCATTATGGATAGTTATTTTCTAGCGGCTTTCTCGTGATCCTTAGCCCACTTATCGCGTTTATCCGGCCAGTCATGACCCACGAAATGTGTTTGAACCACAGAAATTATCCGCTGTGCGGTGTCACCACATTCAGGACAGGTAGCAAACTTATCGTTGGAATCTACCCATTGATCTTCTATGTGTTGACAATTAGTGCATTTGAAATCGTAACGCCTAAGCATTATTTTTTTCCATTTCATATGCATTTCTTATCGCTGTTTCAAATCTAACAATGTTTAGCAAACTACTGCGTTGACCTTTAACAAACGATAAGTCTAATTCATCTTTAATATTTTCGATTATGTATGAATCGACAAGCTGTTGCGCTTCATCTACGAATTGTTTCCAACCCGATGTCATAAATAATTCAAAGTAGTTATCGTAATATTTTTCTTCATCAGGACTCAAATGAGTTTCTCCTTTGTTTAGATGCAAATATTATACCACAATTTTACTCATTTGTCAAGTCTTTTTCTTGACTTTTTGTTTTAGCTGTAGTACGACTTGGTTTATTTGTTTCTAATTCTTTTAATCGTGTATCGAGTTTTGTCAAGATTGTATTGACTTGTTCAATGACTTCTTGGAACTCTTTTTTAGTTACTACCATTTATTGCCTCATTTGTCTTTCTACAATATCTTCTTTACTTGCAATCTCTCTTTCTTTCAAAACAAGTTCTGCAAGTTTTGCGCGACGCTCAAATTCTTTATCACCTAACGTATCTTCTTCTGCTTTAATTTGAACAGCGATGCGTCGAGTTTCTGCATCAAGCGGAAGCATCTGTGTTTCAACTTCATTCTGTTTAACACGAGTCATAATCTCTGATGTTTGTGCTTGTACGTTTTTAAGAACTTCTTGCTTGTGCGCCATTTCCATCTGAGCCATCATTTGCTGTTGCTCAATTTGTTGTGGATCAGGCTGATTAGCTTGGCGTAACCCTTCAATAATTTGCTCACGATTGCTAAGGTTCATGTTATCAACAATAGACTCAATCAACATTGGGTACATTGGCGAATCAGGAGACATTGTTTGTAACAACTGAACAAGCTGAGTAACTTCATACTCACGTGCAATGATACCAAGAGAACTACTTGCAACAAATTTAAAATCTTTTACTGGATACAGTTCTGGATTAAATTGCATATAGCGGTGCGCGGCTTTCTTAACAAAAGGAATTAAGAAAGAATCTTGGAAGTTAATCAAGGTACGCTTGTGACGTTTGATAATTGCACCTAACGACATCGAAATACCTGCCGCTGTTGCATCCCCATTAATAGATCCGGGGATACCCGCCGCATCAATAGCACCCGTCGCCATTTGAACCATTTGCTGTAACGTAGCAGACTGGTTAAATGTATTAGGATCAAGTCTACCAAAGTTAAATGGTTGCAAGATTTCTGCAGGGTTACCATTCGTAAGAATAGCCTTGCCCGGACGGACTTCCATCTTAGCCCCACGAGGAAGCCGTGAAGCGTCCACAGCCATCATTGGATGTACAGTTAATGCTAAGGCATCAATACGTGCGCGTAGTTCTGTGTCAAGGGCTTTCTGAGCGTTGTAACCTTTCTCACAAATCCCACGACCCCAAAAACGAGAAGGCACAACATCCCAAGGGAAAGCAACAACAGGACGATCCCCCATCATGTACGGATTTTCTTCTACTTTAAGAAGCGTACCACCATTAGCAATAACAACAATAGCTTCTACATACGGGGTACGTTCTTCTTCTGAAACCTCAACAACTTCTTCGTCATCTTCATAAAGAGCAGACTCAAACAAATCACGAGGCACTAGACCATAGTATTTAGTCAGGCGAACCTTGTCATCCATATAGACTGTGAGGTCTTGATCTGGCTCAATGTCCGTGTCAGGAGCCGCTACTGCAACGTCAACATCACGATAGATGCCTTGTTGCTGTGCTGTTTCAATTTGATGTAAAGGAACAAACTCATCAATTGCAACACCTAATGCCTCTTCAATAGAAGTTGCTACTGGATCAATCAAAAAGTTTTGTGGCATGATAGGACGCAACTTAACAAGAGTTCGTGCTTGTTGTGTCACCCCTACGGCTGTCATCTCACCGCCCATAATAGACTGAGTAGCAGGACGTAGCTCGGTAACTTCATCAAGAACAATTTCACCAACGCCTGTTCCAAACACAGCAGAGTTAATTAAACACTCAGCAATTGACCTACGCACATTTGCAAACTGCATATCTTCATCAAGCTGTGTACGTAAGATTTGGATGTCTTGTGGTTGCTCATCAGCAAAGTCATCTTTAATATCAAACCACTTTCCACGACCAAATGTAGCTTCTTCTACTTCCGCAACACTAGACTCAACAGCTTGCTGTAGCGCAGGTGAGATTAATCGAGAGCGTTCTGAAGCTCGCATTGAGTCTTCTTCAGCCCAAATTCCTCTCCATAACCGATAGTATTCGTCAAACTTTTCTTGATAGTTTGAATCAAAATGGTCACGCCATTGGTTGCATTTATGAATTACCCATCCCTCTAATGATGTGGGGTCTTCATGGTTATGATCATAATCCATATTAATATCCTGCTATTATGTCTAAGACTTCAAACTCATCTTCTTCGTAATCATAGTAGTAGCTTACTTTTGCAAGCTGATCAATATACGCCAAAGCATCCACAAGGTCATCATGAACTAACGTATTAGGGAATTGAAATAACTCATCAAGAAAATTAGAGTTCCATTCACCTTTGTTTAATGTTATTTGTTTGTGTTCAAATCGTCCTTGCAAGGCCCACACAATACGATCTGTTTTCTTTTTATTCCCGTGAGTCAGTTCTTCAACGCGAAAGAATCGTTGACTTGACTTCATAATATCTGTTAAGTAGGGAAGCACTGCATTCTTTAATGCACCTTTCTCAATCCCAACAGCAACTGGTTGGTACTTAGCAACTGCATCAAATATTTTCTTTGCAGTTTTTTTAATGTCCCATCGTCCGTGTACAATGTCAGCTATCCACCATCCATCTTCATTGGCTTTAACAATTGCAATAGCTGTTTGGTCTAGCTTTTTGTTTTTACTTTTGGTTGCGGATTCCACATCTGCAAAGCCCGCAAGGTCAACTGCAATATAGTAATCACCATGCTCAGGTTCATCTTCATCAAACTGTACCCAATCCTCTTTAAAGATCTCTGACCCCATAGCTTCAAACGATGCCATAAACTCTTGCCGAAATGCATAAGAGGACATACTCTTTTTAGCTGTGTCAATCTCTTCTGGATCAAGGAGTGGGTTGTCATAAGATGTAAAATGCCAAGCCTTATAGCTCTCATCATCGCCCATCTCGGCGTAAGTGAATAGCTCATAGAAGTGGTTTCTCCCCATAGGCGTACCAATAAACATGGCATCACCCTTCTGGTCAGCAAGCGCAGGTCTCAGGATTTGTTCCCATACTGACGGTTTCATGTCAGCATACTCATCCATTACTAGGAACTTTAACGAGACACCACGCATGGTCTCTGGCCTATCAGCACCCTTAAGAGATATTGTACACCCATTAATTAGGGTAATCTGTAGGTTGTTAATATGAGAAGATTTAATAACAGGATGCGCTAACTCTAGTAGAGTCGTCCACATAATGTCACGAGCCTGTCCCTGAGTGGGCGCAACATAAAACACATGACCACGATCAGTTTGTAATCCGTAGATAATTAGTTGCCATGCCGCAAGTCGAGACTTACCTGTCCGTCGTCCTGCCGCTACAATCTTAAATCTTACAGGATCGTTAAAGACTTCCTGTTGCCAAGGAAGCAATTCAACATTAAGCTCCACGCATTAACTCTACAAGCTCAACACCACGAGTCTTTACTTGACGATACCACTTGCTATCAATCATTTCGTCTGCGGCTCGCTCGTAGTCTTTGTCGTTGACTGCCGCGACCATGTTCTTGAACTTTGAAAGCCGAGTTCGCCCAAGATTAAAAGCCATATTAACCAGTACACGCACCACGTTGTCAGGATGGCTAAGCACATCATCAAAAATACATTCAGCATCTGTTACTGCTACCTTACAATCATCATGAAATACTTGAAGGATACGCTCATCAGTGACAGGAGTCCCAACAGGCCATGTAAATTCCATGTCATTTTCAGTAACAAGGTGACCAATACCAAAGGTAGGAAGGTTCTCTGAGTCTAAGTAGATCTCAGTAACATAACCCTCGTGCCTAACTAGGTCTTCTTTAACCATCTCTATCAGATGTTGGGGTAACATCAATTATATCCTCATCATTACTAATCGTTGTTTCACCACCAACACCTGTAATGGTAATACTTACAGCGGATCGCCCAACATTATTCTTATCTTTTTCAAAATAACTAATAGGTAACATGCGATCCATTAATAATTTCCAAGCCGCCGCTTGATTCTTGTGTTCATCGTCCAGTGCGGCGTTGAGAATGCTGTCCATAACCTTCTTAGACTTTGGACTAGCTAGCAATCGAGCTTTGAACTCATTGATTGCCGCCGCATCTCCGGGAGGACGCCCTCTCATTCCACGGTTGCCGGACTTCTTTGCCTCAACATCCGTCTTCCGGGGTCTACCTACTCGCCTTTTAGGAGTATTCTCTGTCATATACAGTACTCTGTAGTTAACGCAACAATAAAAGCAAGAGATAATAATTCTAAAGATAATATTTCTTTTGCATTTCCTCTTGCGTTTGCTCTTTAGTGTAATTATTATATCATACTTTTTATGATTTGTCAAGCTTATTTAACATAATACTGTAAATATTCCTCCCTAGACCCTTCTTCAGCGGGTTTCAGGCGTACTCCTTGACCTCCGCAGAGCGCATTTTAGTTTTAAAAAACAACATACTTAGAACTAAATCGTCTAATAGTATTTATTTATCAAGTTATCTCTATTTATTATTATTTTTTATAGTTCTAAATTGACTCTTTTTTGTGTCTGAGAAGGATCTCCGGTTGCCTATTGTGCCTGAGCCCCTCCCCCGGCCCTACCGAATACCCTAGTACCATTTTGTGTTGAGCGCGCCACAGAAAACGATTGAGATACTGTCCAGAAATTCGAGAGAGTGAGAGTCTAGATAGCACCCACTCAACAGCGCCATAGAACCCACACTGGAACCAACACCCAAGCCCCCACACTAGGAAACGAAACAGCCCCCACACCATGACATAACTTTGTACATACAAAAGAAACCATACTGTACAAAAATTACACAAGGAACTTTTTCTGGATACCATTGTCTAAGGTTCATGCGCCGGAAATCCGGAGCAACAGTCGCGGGATCTGAAAGGCCCGAGTTATTTAAAAGCATGAGTTAACGAGGTTCTTTGGGATCTCGCGATTGATCAATTTCTTTGTACATACAAAAAAGGCGAACAATCATGAGCAATTTAAAGAACATTCTTTCTGTAGAAACTATCGCGTCCAATTTCTCTCACAATGTTGTTAAGCAATTAATGATTAAAGAGAAAGCAGGATTGGTTATCACTGATCAGATCCGTTTGATCATAGGCGTTCAACCAGTCAGCGAGCATAAAGGATTGAAGCAGGTTGAGAAGGTACATATCACACCCGAAACAATCGAAATCATCCAGACTGCTTACACTGACGCGACTGGGGACAAAATCGCGGAGTCTACCCAATCACAATATCGAACCTATATCGGGAAAATATTGCGAGCGGTTAAGGACAATAAACGCGATTTAGTCGAGCAAGCATTGGACGGGTGTAACTCACCTCAGAATGTTTACAAGCGACTGAAGGGGCTGTTAGACGACAATTCATCTAATGGACCTAATGATCCCGCCAGTAAGACTCCCGCGAATCCTGCACCAAATGCGGACGGCGAATCGATCGATAACGATACATCGGTTGATGAATCAAAAGCTTCAGTATCGGGATTCGACTGTACTGTTAGGGGATGCAGTGATGATGATTTCATCGTTGAGAAACTGTACCTAAAACTTTCACGGGACGGGGGCGCGATTGGCGTTTTGAGATTAGCTAAAAAGCTTGCTCAATACTCAATCCGCAAAACTCGCGAAATTCGCGAAGTACAGAAAGCAAGTTAACGCGACTGAATGATGAAGCCGTCAGCGAGAAATCGTTGGCGGCTTTTTCTTTGTACATACAAAAAAGGAAATCAGAAAATGATGATATTCAATTATCCAAGTAAGAAATCGTTGAAAGAATCGATTGGTCAAAAATTGAACTACGTCGAGACTTCAATGTTTGGTAATGAGTTCACGCCTAATGGTGTGCTTGTTGGGTGCAATCATCCGCATCTCACTGGTCACAAGCGTGAGTTTTTCGCTCAAGTGACAATGCGTAATGGTGTGATCGAGGGTGTGAAGTGATGTTGTTCTATACTCTTGCGTGTATCACAGTGTGGTGTTGTGTGTGTGCGATAGGCGCATACGTAGAGGAGAGGTATTTTCGTGAGTAGAAATAAGATTGTGTACCGCAATGATGCGGGTGAAATAGTGGGTTGGGACTATGAGGCTGACGCGCATGAGTTGGCGGAGTGGGACTATTTGGAGCAACGAGACTCAATCTTTGAGTATGATCCTGATGAGGAGGATGAGTAATGTGTGACAATGTGGTGTACCAGTATGTGCCATGCGGATACGACTATCGTGAGGTAGAGTCTAAGTGTGGTACGACTGGGATTCATGGGGAGCTTCTGTTGTGTGACAAATGCGAACACACAAGGGAGCGTAGAGAGGCGGACTCTGACGCTGACAATGCGTGGTTGCGTAGTGCAGGTTGGGGTGAAATGTGATGCGTAAGTATTATGTGCTATG